CCTTCAGGCTGATTACGTAAACCTTCTTGTTGTTGTTCAGGAGTTTCTGCAACTTGAGTTTGTTGCATTAATTCAGTCATAGGTACGTTAGTAGCTATAGACTGCTTTAATATGTCCATCGGATTTAAACTCAACTTTCGCTAGATGATTTATTTTCTTTAGCTTGTTTTTCTTGTGACGCTAAGGACTCTCTATTTTGTCTTTCTTTTGATTGTCTATCTGCAGCAGATTGTCTTTCTCTAGATCTCATGTCTTCTCTTTTAGCAGACGCATCTCCTCGCTTAGACCTAGCAGATTCATTTGCAGCTGATGCTTGTATATCTGTTTGACGCTCTTTTACTAGCTGATCTCCTTGTTGTTTATCAACTTGAGCATCTATCTTCATCATGTCAACCTTAGCTCGTATCATTGCAACTTCAATATCAGTCTCACGATCTTTTTCTTTGTTCATGTTTTCATTCTCTACTTCAGCTTGTTGCTGTTGTAGTTGAGCTTGTTGCATTTGTTGTTCAGCTTCTTGTTGTTGTTGCTGCAGTTCTTGCATTTGTTTCTCAGCTGATGATATTTTAGTTTTAATCTCTGTAAAGCTTTCTGCATCAAACATCTCTGCAATAGTAGATGCTGGAACTCCGTTTTGTACCATAGACTGTGATAGCTGCTTAATAGCATCTAGTTTATCTTGATCTTTACCAGAGTCAGACACAAATATGCCGTATTCTGATTCCATATGCTCCATAGAGTCTAAACTTAAAAACTCTTGCACACCATCAGCCATAACGTACATAGATTTTTTACCATTAATCCATGCTTCTTTAGAATAGTCTATTAATGCTTGTAAATCTCTTTGCTCTAACCTTCCAAACTTACGAAACAGGTCTTCTGTAATATGAGATGACTGTACAATAGCTTGTTGAGACGTAGCTTTACCTTCGTAACTTCCAACTTGTCCTTGACGTTGTCTATTTACACCAGATAGCTTTTCCCACTCTTCCATAATAGAATTAAGTAGTACAATATACTGTTCAATAGTTTTTATAGACATATCTAGCACAGACTGGTGTTGCGGGGATAGTGTTACACCTTCTTTGTTGTAATCTACCCAGGCAATTCCAGTTCCTTCTACGTAGTACATAAATTTATCCATGTCCCACTTTTTAGGTATCATGTTTATGTCAAATTGTGCTATTATATCTTTACTTCTAGCTATTGCTAGTTCTAATCTATATTTATAAATATTATAATTCAATTGGTAAGGAATACCAAGAGATACTAATGATATATTTCGTGCATTTCTATCAGAATATTTTCTACCGTTTATAGGTAGCTTACAAAGAGATGGATTATCTAGTGAAACTCTTTGATTTTGAATAGGATTCATTTTTACATAAATATCACCATCAATTCTTGTTCCTTCCCACACTTCATTTACCCACATCCAATTTAAATTAGCTCCTTGCTCTTTTAATTCTTTTGGCATTCTAAATGACTCGTCTACTTCTATTTCTTCTACAGATCCTGTTGTAGGGTCCATGTATTCTAAAAATCCTATTCTTTTTCTAGATTTCCAGTAAACTGTAACAACTTCTATAAGTCTACTTCTATGTACATTTTGATCTGCATTTGTACTTTCAGGTCTAAATGCTAAAAACGAATGCATGTCGTGATTTTCAGGATTTTCTAATTTTAAAACCTGCTCATCATTAAGCTCGTCATAATAATGATCTATTATAGTAGATGCGTGCACAAATTTACGAACAAGTGCCCAATCACCGTCTTCAACAAACTCTATGTCAGGATCTTTATCGTAATCTACATCAATAGGATTTAAAATATCATAAAAAGGCTCATTACCTCTTACTCCTCTTTGTGTATACACTTCTCCAGTTACTAAAAAGTCAAACCAAGCTTTGTTTAGCTTTTCATAAATCTCTTCACTATACATAATATAGTTCAAAGCTTTTTGACCGTGAATAGCTCTAGAATCTACATAAGATCGTTCAAATTGTTCTAATATATGCTGAGGTAGTTCTACTTCTTCGCTTGGAACTCCTGTTTCCATCCCCTGCTCGTTTAACTTATTAACAAACATTTGCTCCATTAACTGGTACAAAGTTTGTTGTTTTGCTAACTCTTTATTAGTAACAGTATCTGCATTTTTAACAGTAACAGTGTAATTAAGAGGACGTTTAGACTTCTCACCTAAAAGAAGATCAATAATAGGTTTAATAATAGGATAATTACGCATCTTAGAAGGAAAATTCTTACGAGCTTTACCATAAGGCTTTAATACATAACGATAGTCTGATTCTTCAATCACACCATTATAGTAATCGTATAAAGTTCTTAAATAATCTTTACGCTCGCTTGTACCATGAGAGGAAATGTTTATAAATGCTTCTATACATTCTTGTTTCCAGTCTTTAGTTTTTTTACTTAGCGGTAAACGCTGTTGTGGTATGTTATCTTCTCCTTTGTACATAATTTTCAAAAATACGAATTAATAATTTATAGTGCACTGCCTCTATAAATTTTTAGCATTACCTTATAGTATAACACTAATAATAATTTTGATCAAACCATTTGGATGCAGCTGCGTCTTCTAAAGTCTCTTTAACTTCAGCATTATACAACTCTCTAGTATGATACATGCCTACCATTAATGACATTACGCGGTCAAAGTTACCCATATGGTTAAACTTTATAAGCTCTTGCAGTAAAGCTAAGTCATATATTTTGTGCATGTTTAAAACTTGTGACCCATCTTCATTTTTACTTCTTACAGTGTTAAGCCAGTCACGTATATATAGCTCACCCTGTCGTTTTCTAGCTTCTGTAGTATGCATACCATATTGACGCTTTACAGTTTTACTTCTTAGATCTTTTTTGTCAAGCATTTCAAACTCTTCCTGTAATCTATTAAGTTTTCTGTGTCTTCTAGCATATGCAATAACTTCACCACGATCATTCTCAAAGCCTATCTTTGCATTATAATAATCTGCAAGCATAAACATGTTTCTATTGTATTCGTCTTGACTATGGGGCCTTCCCACATAGGATGCCACAATCATGTCATCTGGTCTTGATATATTGTTAACTCTTTTAAGAACATAGCAAGACCCTAAAGAAGAAGAGTCTGCAGATTGATTTTGCCCATATGGATCATGACATATGATATACAAATTAACAGGTACTTGCTGTTTTTCGTTTTTATAGGGAGCTTCATATATTACAATTGCTCCATCTAAGTCATCTTCTTTTCTATGCGGATACCTTATTATAGGTTTTGCGTCTCCGTCAAGTCTAAATTCAATTTTATTATCTTTTCCAAAATATAACTTACCTGCAGTACCTATTTTATTAAGTTTGTTAACTTTTACATTGTTGTAGTGCTCTTGTAACGAAGCTATGTCAAATAAGTTAGCAGAAATTTGCAATGTAGCCTCTCTTGGATTCATAGGATGCTCTGCAATATACTGATCAAGTGCTTTAGGGTCATTTGTCCCTTTTTTCTTTACTCTGTTTTCTTCTTCAAAAGCAACCGCACTATCCATGCTGGAATTACCATCTTTATCTATAAATCCTTCTAAATTTTCATAAATAGGTACAAAATGCCCGCAATATGTTCCTCGTGCTCCTGCATCCCACACATTTTCAAATGCTAAGCAGTCATACGAGTCAGGATTGTAAAATAGTTCTTCCATTCCTTCAAAATCAGCTCCTTCTGTACCGCCTGTTCCAAATGCTATCATTGTTCCAAGAGTATTTGCACCTTGACGCATTGTAGGCATAGCAACTTCCCAAGCTTTTAGTAATCCTGGAAATGCACCGGCTTCTTCAAAGAAAATAAGCTCTCCTGCTTTACCACGCACTTTATCTGGGTTATCTTTTAGAGACACGCCCATAATCATAGATTTCATACCTAGTTCAACATCAGCACCGTTTACATTTTTCTTATATCCTGACATTTTATTCATTTCTCTGTCTTTTAGACGAGGCTGAGTCCATGCAGTGTTGTTATCTACAAATGATAGTATTTCCCAAGCTTTAGATAAAAGTCCATCACCAATTAAGTATTCTTTTTGTCCTGCAAATACATAATTTTTACTATTACGTACTAAAAAATAGTTACGAGCTAGCATTGCTGCTGCTTTATAAGAATATCCTTTACGACGAGCTTTTAAAACTGTCATATGTCTGTTAGACTTTCTACATGTATCTACTGCTGTAAAATATTTAAAATCTCCATCATAAAATGCAGGAAAAGTACGCTCACGTTTAGCTAATATAGTGCCATCTGGCAATACCTCTTCAACAGATCTGTCTATAGGACAAAAATTTAAATAAAAATAATGATTTCCTGTAATTGTAATATCTCCTACAGTATAACCGTAAATACATCTATGCCTTTGATTATCCCAGTACTCATAGTAGTCTTTAGTTCCTGGCAAAGCTCTTGTGTACAAGCCGGAATCCATATACTCTAAAGCGGCTTTTCTAAACTCGTCAGTTTTTGTAAACATGTAGGATTTTTTTTAATTTGACGCATTTATCTAGCTCTTCTAAGGATTCGTAGTGATCTATAAGCATATCTATTATAGAAGGGACGTTAGAAAAATTAAAAGGCAAAGAAAAGTAATCTTTGTCGCTATCGTTAAGCTCTTTGTATAATATATTTAAATCTTTTTGTTTTGTAACAACTTGATACGCATTATCCATTGCATTATTGTATTCTTCTAACCCTTCTAAAAAATCCATTATTGACTATATTTATTTACTACAACTCCTCCTCTGTTTGCAGATAAAGTTTGTTGTTCTTTTTTAACTAAGTCTTCTAATTTGCTTAATCCGTTAACAACATCTGCCATTTTAGATAAATTAGCAACTAAATCTTTTGCTTGATAGATAGGCCGACCATTATCATCAATATCAGTTAAATCTACAATCTCAAAATAATTTTTTAGCTTATTTACTGCAGATCTTGCAGCTTTTAGAAGTTTTATTGCGTGTGTTTCTTTTAATTCTACATATTTATTGCATGCTGCCTTTACTTTTGTATCAGGAGACCACTTTGTTTTAAATATACTATTAATAACATGCTCTTCTTTTTCTTTTGCGTCATATACAGCAAATGGAGAGTTATGATCGCACATATGATACACATATGACAATTCTTTTACAGCTATTTCTTGTTTTTTCTTAGAAATCTCTGCAAACTCTTTAATTGTTAATACATATGGAGATGCTATTACCGCATCATTACTTACTATTAATAATTCCATCTTTTTTGTTTTGTATATGCTTTAGTCTTCCCGCTTTTACAGAAAATTTACCAAAATATGGCAATCTTACTGATTCAAAATTACCTTTCTTAATAATGTCTGCTACAAACTTAAACTGATAGTTTACAATCTCTTCAATTTTACTTAAAGGTAAATTATGTTTCGTCGCTATACGTTGTATTATTTCTTTTTTGCTCGTGCTCACGTCTAGTAATCATTATTTCTGGTTTCCATCTACTTGGCTTATCTGGACAGTTAGTTGTTTTCCACCTAGCTTTGTGCTCGATTAAACATCCACATTTTCCGCATCTCATATTAGATTTAATTAAAAAAGGACATTTTTTACATTCCTCTAATCTAGCTTCATAATTTTCAGCAGAAACATTAGGCGCTCCTTCTTTTATATATTTTGTTAAATCTGTTGCAAAGTTTTTTGCCATTGTAGCAAAGCTAGGCAACTTTGGTTTTTCTTCTTCAGACATCTTTTTCTATTTGGATTAGTTTTTCTAAGTACACAGCCAAATCCATTGCTTCTTCTTGAGCGTGTTTTAACCATTGTAATTTTGTAAGATCTGTACGCTCCATTGTAACTCCATACTTTTTCTTTCCTATTGCAGCTCTACTTAGTAGCTTTAATGCTACTTTCTTTTCTATCTTACTCATAATCTTTAAGGCTTGTGTGTGATATTTCTACTACTTTTCCTTTTTCATCTTGTATTACTAATATATATTGAGAATTTAGTAAAAACTCTGTAATAACATAGCCTGATGTAAGTAAATCAATATTATCTCCATGATAAAGATATTTGAATGCTTCCATTTTTTGGATTTAAAAATTTGTTTAATGAATAAGATCCGTTTTTAAATATAAACACGTTCTTATCTTTTAACTTTTTAATGTAGTTATTAAGAGTATTTTTATCTTTAAACCCTAAAGCTTTTGCTACACATTTTTTATTATCTAATGTGCATAGATTATTATAGTTATCCGCACAGCTTAGAAATAAAACTAGTATATCTAACTCTTTGGGAGTCATACTAAAAATACCATTCCAAAATTGAATGTATTTATAATCTGAGTTTATTGGTATTGTTATCTGTTTCATCACTTTCTACTGTTACTATTAAATAATATTCTCCTTCTCCTACATAGACATCCATTTCATAGGTTGCATTAGTATTTTCACTACACCACAATGTTAATTTATCTTCAAATTCTATCATCATTGATACCCAGTCATATACTTTGCTAGTTGCAAATTTAGTTCTTATCATCTTTAAATTTTATACGAGCTACACCATTTATAACAGCAATTTCAGACAGCTTAGACTGCCTGTTAAACTCGTCTACATGCTCTTCTATAGAACTTCGAGTACATAAAAAACTTAAAAATACTTGTAATTCTTTTGCAGCTTTACGAGTAGAGACTTCTAACTCTTGTGCAACTTTAGAAGAATCTTTAAGTTTTTCATAATCACCTAAACTTATTGTAACTGTTCCTTTCATTTTAAAACTTTTTAGAAACAGTCCCACCTGGCTTTTTAATAATACCGCCAAGGCCTTCATATTTAGATACATCTTGCATTTGTTCTCCACAATTGCAGATAGATTCTGATTTAACTAATTCTCCATTTACTATCTTCATAGTAAACTTAGTAACTTCTACTTTATTGTCGCACTTTTTGCAATACAATTTCATTACATTATCCCTAAGATTTGATGCTCCATTACCATTACATATTCTGTTTCTTCAATTTCTACCATAACACCTTCTCCTCTAGGATCAATCATTATAGTGTCGCCTTCTTTAGCAAACATGCAGTTAGGACCTACAGCTAATACTTTTAAAATGTTAGTTTTTAATTTATTAACAGTAGCATCATCTAGAATAATTCCTGACTCTGTTTTTCTTTTAGCTGGATTAGGTAGTACTACCCAATTTCCATTTGGTTTAAAGTTCATCTTTTTAGCTTTTGTTTTCACAAAGATATAAAAGATTCTATTATAAACGCAAATAGAATTAGAAATTTATTTTTACGGTAAGTATTCCAAGGGTCCCACCAGTAATATCTGCAGCAAGATCGTTTATTTCTGGATTGCCATACTTAATATCCCACAGCTCTTTACCTAGTCCAGCTAATAGTACAGCTGATACTCCAATAATAGTAGCAGTTTTTTTATCCTTAGTATAGTAATAAGCAATAGATGTAGCGGTAGCACCAATAACATAACTACCCCCAAGATGCAGTAGTTTATCTTGAGGCAGTATTTGCTGCGCCTCCGCTCTAGTAGATATGAGCAGTAATAGTAGTAATAGTATTCTATGCATATACCAAGTTAAGTTACTTGGCTTTTGGATACAGGTTCCCCCTTGGGTTTTGTTCTTTTCGATTGGAATTTTACGCTTAGCAGTGCTTCTCAAATGAGACCAAAGGATAATAAAACTGGTGTTGATTCACCGCACATACCTGTGTGCATTCTATCCTAACTAACGCTATATCCTTTCTTTTAGAAGCTATTGGAGAAAACTCTATTCCTTATTTAGGAACTACAATCCAACGTCTGACCCTATACTGCCCTTCCGGTCCTCTAGGGTGATACACTATGTGTGCTTCTTTTGCAAAGTTAAAAATAAAATTCTACTAAAAAAATTTTTTGAGAGAATCTTTGAGCGTGGTAACCTCCTCAGAAAAACACCCCGCCTTGTTTTGGGGTTTCGAGTCTCCCCCCAAAAGTGAGACACAGTCTAATTTAATTTCAATCCTATGGATTTAAAGAAATTTACCGAGCAAAAGCTCGATGTTACCAACACTACTGTCTTTGACAGCGGTTGGGTAAAAACTGAGAGAACTCAGAAAGCTTCTGGCTCTACCGAGCTTAAGAAGGCAGTACAGTTGTTCAATGCTAATCAGGAAGGTATGCCTGATGAGCTCGCAACATGGTTGAAAGATGGTAAGGTTACCATCAAACAGTAGTCCCTTTGGGACTATTGTTTTAACATTGTACCTTATATATAGGGTGAGCGGTATGGGTGGGCAATCTCTGCTTTAAATAGCGGGAAAGAGAATGCGTTAACTACCCATATTTCACC